AAATAATTTTCGCTTAATTGTCGCGGAGTATTAACAGTTTTTGCAACTTCTTGTGCGCCCTGAAGACCACGCATTAATGCATCAAAATAACTTGGATTGCCTGTAGCTTGCTCGCCAGTCATGGGAGTGACGGAACCGCCTATACCAAATGGAACAGCCATAATTAATGCCCCCCAAACAAGTTAGTTATCCAATCCATTCCCATACCAGCAGCTTTGCCACCAACTGGGCCTCCAAAATAACTACCAGCAGCAGTGCCTAATCCGCCCAAAATATCTTTTATTGATTGTGAGCGGCCAGCATTTTGCCCTTGTTGTCCCTGATAACTATAATCGGCTTGTTTGCCCATTACATTTGCTAATAAATTAGCAAAATCAGTATTTGCATTATATCCCATGGTATTTAAACCTTGAGTGCCTTCTAGCCCTCTGCCATATAATCCCATTTGATTTTGCATATATCGGTCATAATCTTGTGACGCTAACCCTTGAGCTATACCCATATTTTGTTGTTCGTGAGCTGGCATGCCAAGTTGTCCGCCCATGGCGGCTGCATTGCTTCCTCCGCTTAAAGCTTGATTTAAAGCAAATTGATATCCCGGTGATTCTTTAAAATTAGCCCCTAATTTGCCTTGAGTATTTCCGGCCAACAAATCTTTATATTCATTTTGCAAATTACCCAGAGCGCCTTTACCAGCATCCATGTAGGGCTGGTAATATTTCTGCGTCTTACCTGGTATTTGCCCAATCATATTGCTGGCACCCGTTGCCGGGTTTTTGCCTGGGTTAAATAAATTATATAGACCACCTGCTGCGGCACCAGCTCCGGTACCAATTCCTAGCATTCGCATTAAATTACGTGTGGCTTCATCATTCGCTTGGTCTGGCATATTCTGCTCCTAAACTACGGTGACTACTTTAAAAGTTGGCAATCCGCCAACTAGGACCGAGACTTTTATTTGATCGGTAGTTGTATCATAAATAAATGTGCCTGCCGCGCAACTGTTAACTGTAGCGGCGGTTGCAGGATCGTAATAACTGTTATTTTGTATCGTAAGGATATCAGCCGTAGGCAAGCTTGGTATTACACAACCTTCACTGCCGAAATTATTTTGCAAACTAGTTAATAATGTTTGACGAAAAGTTTTTTCTTCAGGCGTTGGCTGACCTTCTGCATTAGTCATAGCGCCCATTGGCAGATTAGGTATTCTAATGTTTGGGTTGATTTGAGGAATTACCGGCACACATTTCTCCTAGCTATATATAGCGATTAATCCATCTGTTAATACAAACCGTTCCAAGCCATAAAACCGAAATTGCAATGTTGCATCGTTAGCTTGCCCTAATCTTTGAAAATTAATTTTGTTTTTTCTCATTCCGGTTGGGTTCATGTCATAGCGTAAAGAATTACCAAAATTCTCACCTCCATCCCGGGAAATAGATAATGTAATAAAAGATTCGGCTGTAAATACTGGGAGCGATGATTCCATAATCATGACTTGAAGTGATGTTTCAGTTAACATAAATAATTCATCTTCTGTGATCATAAATTCATGAGGACCTACAGAAGGACTTACATACGCAGTTGTAGCGTTAAATGCGTTTGGCAAACCATTTTCCATGGTAAAACTAGCGCTTTTAATAATAAACATGTGCTGATTGGGCAATCTAACTGGCGGAGTTATTCTTATTCTAGGTATTTGTTGAATGTCTGTAGGAGAATAAGTGGCAGAATATATGCTGCTATCAAATAAATAAATATCTGGTCCATCTAAACTAACAAAATAATAACTATTATTAAAATATACTACTTCTCTGGCAATATGATAATTTAAGTTTGGATCGGAAACATTAAAAAACAAACCTGTATTAAAATCATACGCATAACTTACGTTATCAGTAATAAATGTAAATTGATAAATTAAATGCCCGTCTTGCATAAACAAAAATGCCGTGCAATTAGTTGGATCTGAAAGATTGCTTAAACGATATGCAATCCCGTCCGTGGTTATAGACTTTATGCTACTACCATTGCACACCATGATTACCGGGCCCGATTGTTCATTCACCGCCAACCACACCACAAAATTATTAAGACTAGCAACAGTACTGGCATTTAAGCAACCATAATCAACGTTGAAAGAACTGCCGCGCTGATAAGGAAAAAGAGCACTAGCAGTTTGCTGCCATTGTTCAGTTACATTGCGCCCGAATAACAACAGATTGTTACCACCGCCGGGCATTGGAACCGCAGCTTGCACGAAATCAGGCTTGGATTGCAACGAACCAGCGTATGATGGATTGCCACCACCTAAAGTCCATTGCGTAGCATCATTTAACCCCGACAACACCCAGATTGCAGTTTGCAAACTAACAACAATTAACCTGCCATTTTGAAACGAAATATACCCCGGATTTTGATAACCAAAAGTAATAAAATGAACTGCGCCAGGAACCGATGATGAAAAAATCCCAGTGTTATAATTATAAACGTAAATGTATGTACCGTCTGTAATCGCTATTTCTGAATTGTTATTTTCAGCAATATAAACATCACCAGTTGTAGTGGCTAAAGTGTCAACAGGCGTTGGAACAAGAGTAGTAGATATTCGATATACAACATTACCTATAACCGCTAGCATAAAATTGCCACGATAACTGGAATATAACCCCCGTCCAACAGCTTGGCTCGCCGTTGTAACTACATTTTGATAACCAGCGTAAGGAACAAGAAAACCATCGGAAACTAAAAAATTCCAAGTTTGTGCATTGGATATTTTTTGATACCTACCAAAGCTACTGCCTCCAACCATTGTAAGAGGCATATCGTTTATTTCTTGTCTCATATTAGGTGCTGGCATTGTCAATAATTTCCCGATGAATCGCTGATTTAGTATAGCAATATATTTATACTAATAATACTCGAGTTGCTCATTTGCAAATACGATCAAACAGCGTATTATTGAGTTAATTTATTTCGATTGGACGGCATACGATGTCTTTGCCCAGTGCTAATGTAATTTACATGCCACCAGTAAATACGTATTTCGTAGATAAAGATACAGCGCAAGCATTATCTGCTGGTGTAGTAACATTTTATATAGATAATTCAACTAATTTAAAACCAATTTACCAAGTAACTGAGGCGCCCCCAGGTGTATTCACTTATTCCGTATTACCTAACCCCATAAGCTTAAGCAGCTCAGGTACGTTTATAGACGGCAATGGCAGCGATATTAACGTATACTTATACCCATTTACTGGTTTGCCAACCGATGTAGTTACCGGAGACCCAGAACTTTACGCTATTAGCGTATACAGTTCGGACGGAGTATTTCAAGAATCGCGTTCAGCTTGGCCGCCAAATGTTCAAGCAGTAGCTAGTACAATTTCATCCATAGGTACTAGCATTAACCAAATAACTAATCCTCAATTCGTAGAAACTGTGGTTGCTAGCCCAGCCGTTTATACAGTAACAGGCACAGCAATTACATTGATTGCGCAAGGTTGGTATGCTTTAACAACGGGTAATGGAACTATAACAGTATCACAAGTCCCAATCACACCGTCTACTAATCCGCCGTCAAATTCAAACCCGCCTTATGCATTACAAATTGCATCATCCGGCGGCGTATTATCTTTGAAAATTTACCAAAGATTTACCGCCAGCCCTAGCTTGTTATCAGGCGGGTATGTTTACGGGTCTTTTGATATTGCAAGCGCTAGTCTTAGTGGTGCTCAACCAATATCTATGAGTTATGAGCCAAGTTCTGGTGCTGCTACAACAATATTTTCTGGATTACAAACTGCAGTTGGGGGTGTTTATTCAACACTTGGACAAGCAGTTGCTATACCCAGCGATGCAAATACAAATAATGCTCCAGCAGGTTATGTAGATTTAATTATTACCTTAACCATAAATGTACAATTTGAAATAACAAGCGTGCAATTGGTTGGCGTTAGTAGCGCGGCTAGTGTTGTAACGTTTCAAGAATTATCAACGCCCTTACAAATTAGCCAGCTGTACTGGTATGACCAACCAAATTTGTTTTACAAACCCATCCCAAGTTATTTGGTTGGCTGGGATTTTCCAATGAATCCATGCCAAATATTAGGACCCACACCCGCTGTTGTGACTAATGGTTTGGTAAACAATTCATATTATTTAGCCGACCAAACAATATTATTTCAAAGCGTTGACGCTGGTTTTTCAATGGCTCAAGGGCAAACAGGATTTGTTATAACAGCGGCCAGTACATCTACTTTTGCATTAATACAATACATCACATTGCCACAAGCTTTGGATATATTGAACACAAGATTAAGTGTTGCGTTAGGTATTGCTACTAGTCAATCAACATTAAAATGTACCGTTCAATTATATTGGACGGCTGGCACGGTTCCGTCAATTATTACGCCAACATTTGCAAGTTTGGTATCAAGTGTAGCAGCTGGCCCAATAACAACAGTTGCTGGTGGTTGGACGGCCGTACCAAGCGTGCTTGGCGGTGCGTTTACATTAACCGCTGGCTCAAGCCTTAATAGTATTATGCTTAATGGCTTTGACCCAACTGGCGTAAATACCAGCACTGCGGCAAATTTTGCAATAGTAATTAGTTTTGATACTGTAACTGCGGCAAACACAGTTACAATAGATTATTGCAGCTTGAATGCCGGTGATATTGCTACCAGACCAGCACCGCAAACTGCGGATGAGGTTTTAAGAGAATGCCAATATTACTATGAAACCAGTTATATTGATTATGCGGCTAAAGGAACTGCTACAGCTGTGAATCAATGCGTTGCGCCCATGGGTACTGGTTTGACCATCAATGGCGCAGGAGCTGTTACTGCATATGGTAGTGTACCAAATGCTTTTGGTTTTCAATGGAATACAATCAAAAGAAAAACGCCAACCTTAAGCCTGTATTCTGTTGCTGGAACTATAGATAATGTTACATCTGTATATTACGTAAACGGAGTATTAGGTGGTAGCGCTAATGCGTTATTAGCCACATATTGGTCGGTGTCTCAATTGGGAAACAAAGGATTTAATTATTCAGCTGTTTATAATGGATTTTTAGTTAGTACCGGAGTTGGTTATCTTAGTCCTTATATTGTTTTTCAATATGTTGCTAATGCTCAAATAGGAGTTGTTTTATGAGTACTAAATTTTCGATGGTTCGTGACGTAAACGGCTACAATGGCTTTGGTGTAATACCTACTTATGACGTAACAAGCGGGTTGTTACTTGCCGGAGTTGCACAATCAATTACTGTTCCTAGCAATTATCCTAATTGGATAGCAATTTTTAGTTACACGCCAGGAGCTACAATGTGGGTTAGTTTCACAACTACCGCAGTTGCGCCGACTGCTGGGCCAAGCGCTACTTCTTCTGTGCTTAATCCGAGTGCTAGAAGCGTAGCGGCCGGAACTACTATTAGTATTATAACTGCTGATGGAACAAGTCCTATGTATAGTGTTGAGTTCCAAATTATTTCACCATATCAGAATTGATATGGGTATATTACAAAATGCTTTGGGCATTAATGCTACAAATTTAAATCCTTTAACAAATAGTCCGTTTAACAATTCTGACAATAGTGAGGCACCATTTGTTCCCACTCCGTCCGAGTTTATGATTACAGAAGGCGGCTTATTTATGTTAACCGAAACATCACTTGCATACATGATTACGGAGTAAAAAAATGGCAGACATTAAATGGAGTGCTTTTCCTAGTACCGTAAGTCCGGGTGCAGGAGATGTTCTTGTGGGGTTGCATTCTGGAGCTAACACTAAATTCACTGGTTTAACAATTCCTTTTTCTCCAACAGTGGGTGGTACCGGGGTTGCCAATGCGGTTGGTAAAACAATCACTTTAGGCGCGGCGTTAACTACCTCAGGCGCGTTTGCTAGTACATTCACTATGACTGGCGTTACAACTGTGACGTTTCCAACTAGCGGAACATTACAAACTACTGCTGGCGCATCAGGTATTGTTAACAGCGGATTGATTAACCAGTTGGGGTATTACGCGGGTGCTGGTACGACGATATCGGGTTTAGCAACTGGAAACAGCGGCACATTAATCACATCTGCTGGCGGAGTGCCAAGCATTAGCTCGACATTGCCCGCGACTGTTCAGGGTAATATAACTGCACTAGGTACGATAGCACAAAACTTAACGCTATCCTCGCCCACAGCAGCAGTATATCGATATATTATTACCAGCGGAAATAACGACGGTGTACTGCGCTTGCAAAATGGCCTAGGCTCAGCAGCCTTTGGCGGAGGATACGCATTATTTGGATCGACTCATGCAACATTCCCTGGCTGGACTAAAGCAGCTATATCAGCTCAATTGGGTTCAAAATTTGCAATCAATAACTCTGGTCTTGCGGATGCAAGTGATGTGTTTACTTGCGATAGAAGTGGCAACGTTGTTGCAAATGGATCGGTCACAACTACGCAGGCGATTATCTCTAAAGTAAACGGGACTGAGTCAGCAAATGCAGTCACTGCCAGCGGTGGAGCGGGATATATCACAACTTCTGCGTTAACTACAGCTGGCGCCGGTTCATACGCAATAACATGGACAAATACGTTCATTACTGCCACATCAGTTATACAGTTACAAGTGATGGGTGGAACAAATACAACTCAAAATATTTCATTTACTGTGACCGCAGGAAGCGGAACATCAACATTAACTATTTACAATAACACTGCCGCGACTGCATTGAATGGAACAATTTTAATTGGTTATTCACTGTCGTAATAATTGACTAAAAAAGTATGTAAGTCGGTTGATAAAAAAGAACAATTAGTTTAACTATAACGGGGAATAAAATGGCCATTTTATCACTACAAACCGCTCAACCAACAGGATTGGCTAGTGTCAATCCTAGTGTTATTTACATTGGTACAAACGACACATTTGCCACAGTAACCGCAACTGGTTACTTGACCAACGCAAAACAAGAAGGATTTAGTTTTGCAGAGTCTCAAATGGCTTTAGTGGATACTACAGATGACGGCCCTGTTTGGTTGCAAATAGCTATAACATATTCTAACGCATCCATTTTAAGTACTGTAATCAGCTTAATACAACCAATTGGTCCCGGCAGCGTAACTTTACCTACAGTTGCAGGTCAATTAGCTGCATTTTCAGATACTGCTGGAACGTTAGCAACTAGTGGTTTATTAACCGCCAACGTTATGCGAATCAATGCTGTCAATACAATGGCGGCTGGTAGCAGCATTATTCTAGCCAAAGTAAACGGCGTAGAAACAGGCAATGCAGTAACAGCAAGTGGCGTAGCAGGGGTTCTTACAACATCAGCATTAACAACTGCTGGCGGCGCAGACTATGCCATTACATGGACGAACACGTTTATTTCGGCCGCCAGTGTAGTGTTGGTAACTATTGCAGGCGGAACAAATACAACTCAAAATATAACGCTTAAAGTAGTTCCTGGCGCAGGGTCGGCAACGCTCACAATTTACAATAACACTGCCGCGACTGCGTTAAATGGAACAATTTTAATCAGTTATTTAGTAATGTAATTTGTTGCATGAAAACGGATGCAAAGTTAATATTAAACCAAGTTGGGTTATGGTTTGTGTGTTTTTGGCAACCTCCCAGCTTCAACATAAGGATTTAAAACATGATGTTAGCAAGTGATATAGAAGCAAGAATCAAAGAAATTGAAACTGCAATTCAAAACAGCCTGAATAACCATAACGCTTTATTAGGTATGTTAACTGAAGCCAAGTTTTATTTGGATGCAGTTACTAAAGCAGCGGATGCGATCATACCTGGCACTCCAGTTGAAGATTCAAATCCGGAGCTAGGTAGCTTGCCCGTCTCAGCGTGACGTAAGATATCGGCTCGACCCTCTACATTGCATATGCACGGTCGAGTTTTCTTGCTAAAATGTGACCGGCTGGTTTACATCCTTTTCCAGCCAGATAAAAGTGCCTGGGTCGTTTTAAACGGACGACCCTTTAAGGATTCAATCTGAATAAGGAATTCATTTTGGAACGCAAACACGAAATTATCATCACGGCTTGCATGGGAATAGTTTGTTTTTTGCTACTTGCATGGCGATACACTTATCTCGACGATTACCAACCTCAAAATGTTATTACTATAGTTGAATCCAATGTAGATTAATCAAGGAGTCATTTATGTCAACGCCCGATGATTTACTCGTTGCTCGTTTAGTCGCTCATGAGGGTATACGCTTATACGCGTATAAAGACACTAAAGAGTATTGCACTATTGGCGTGGGACGCTGCATTGAATCACATGTCGGCAAAGGATTGACGGAAGCTGAAGCATTCTTTCTGTTACGCAACGACATTCAAGATTTTAGAAAGCAATTAACTAAATACCCGTGGTTTATATCCCAAGACAAAGTGCGGCAGGACGCCCTGATAGAACTAGCTTTCAACATGGGATTAAGCCATCTGCTAGGCTTTAAAATGATGATTGCAGCTTTGACCAATAAACAGTACATGTTAGCCGGCGAAGAGCTTTTAGACAGTCTATGGTCGCGTCAAGTGGGTATGAAGCGAGCTAATGATTTAGCGCGCAGATTACAAACCGGCAAATATCCATGAAGGTCGGTCCTGAAGATATAGAACAAATTAAAGTTTGTGAATTTGTAAAACAATGTACCGACCTTCCTTTTATACATACTGCAAACGAACGTCGGTGCAGCCCGCAACAAGGGGCGTTTTTAAAAAGAAAAGGCGTACTTGCGGGCGTAGCAGACATATTTATACCCCGAGCTCACGGGAAGTACCACGGATTGTTTATTGAGCTTAAAACACTTAAAGGGAAGCCCACGCCAGCACAAATTAAATTTTTAGATAACATGAACAAAGAAAAATATTTCGCGCTTGTTTGCTATGGAGCTGAGGAAACAATTGAAACCATTAAAACATTTTACAACCTGCCTACTACTGACGTGTTCATTAACCGCTTGTGACAATTCAAACCCATCCACTCCCGGTACTGGCTCATCTACTCCCAATACTGGCGGCATTGTAGACCATATGGCTTCCAGCTTTGTTGGCGGCATGGCTGCGGGCGCAGGAGCTGGCGTAGGTCATGCAGTAACCGGGCATTTAATCAAAAAATGGCAAGCTCGTAGTCGGCTGAGGAGAATGCGTTCAAGGTAAATATTAGTATAAATTATACAACTAATGTATAATATTGTATAAAGTTGCCTAACTTAACTTTGCGGGTTAGTTAGGCTTATCGAATGTGCAATTCGGGAGCAGTATACCAAATGGCTAACAAAATATCAAACATTGGTTTCGATCAAATTCCTCATGTAATTATGAATCATCCAAAAACTGACCCAAATCATTGGGTAATTATGACAGCTTTATTCAAAATTCTTAAAGACAACGAGTGTTGCACTTATTCAGATTCTGCTTTAGCTAAAAATACAAGAATTTCAGATAGGACTATCTGCAGAAAATTAAACGATCTTGAAGAATGGTTTTTTATTAAAAGAGTTGGTAATGGTTATAGCAGAAAGTTTTATTTAGGGCTTGCGTTTAATATAGAGCAAATTAAGCTCAACTCCGCCACTGTGGCCGGGTTCAAATTGCACAACTCCGCCACTGTGGCGGTGACCTCCGCCAATGAAGGTAAAATACACCGCCACAGTGGCGGACAATCTAATAACTTACTAAAAACTATTACTAAGGTAATTATTCGAAATTCAAGTTCAACCACAACCCCAGAACACCCTGTCTACACTAAAGAACAAGAAGAGTTAGTTCAGGCGTACAAACATGGGCTCAAGTATCCAGATATGAGGTTAAATGGAATTGAACTACAAAAAGCCAAAACCTTGTATGATCGACATAACAAATAATTTACAAACCATTTCCCTATTTACGGAAAACGGTTGAACTTAATTTAAAAGGTGAAATTAAAGATGATGCAAGATGGGGTATGGACATTTAAAGCTGATTACATCGGGCAATATACTCGATGCACGTTAAAAGGATGTTACAAACCTTATTTTGGGCGTGGGCTATGTAACATGCATCACACGCGAGTCAGAGAACATGGTTCGCCGTACATTTTGAAAACTAGAATAGCCGCAAAATGTGCTGTAGAAGATTGTCCTAAAAAAAGTAAATGCCGAAGTTATTGTTGTACTCACTACGGACAATGGCGTCGGCATGGAAACCCTACGCGTATTCCAGACCGGGACAAGCGGCATGATGGAGTGTGTACAGTTGGCGGATGTAACCTTAAATTTTACTCGAAAAAAAGATGTCGCAATCACTACGAACGTTACCACCGTAAACAACAAAAACTAAATGGTGTTTAACAAGACTTCTATGCCAAACCATGCAAATGTATGTCTAAAATTTTAAAATCCTTTAACAGTGGACAAAGGACGTTAAACGGTTTAATGTAAATTGCTCCAGGGAAGATTTTAATCGCAGGCTCGCATTCATCATCCCTGGGCATAGAACATTTTTTTTGAGATTTGTAACTTACCATTTTTACCCAGCACGCAAGTAATTTCGTTTGGAGTCAACAGCTCTTCTGAGCGCAAAATTTCCATAATAAAAGACAAATTTGTTAGCCGGGGATAAAAGTCTGTAGTGTCTGCAAAATGTTGTTTTACAAAATTACCCCAAAAGATATTTTTAGCTAAGTGTGAATTTGTATAAAAAACTTCATAAACATCTGTGAATTCATCTTCAGTTTGACTGGCATGCTGGCATCTGTATTTGACGTGAATAATCGGGTGATGCGAATACGCTGAAACATTAGCCCAGTACCTAACCTTGATTACTTTTAAACTGATTTTTTCTTTTGGCGCGTTCATGTGTAATTTTTTGTTTGGATCAATTAACTCTAATCCGCAATCGCGACAGCTTCTAGCTACAATGTCGTTTTTTGTTCTGCAACTTGAACATTCCCTAAATTCGAAAAAATGTTCACAACGTCGCCCGCCAACCAACCCAATACACCTGCGGCCAAATACAGAATTAAGGGTACCGCAATCGTGGCACGGGATAACATAATCAATATCACCTTTAAGCGGCTGAATTGCCGCATTAATAATTGGATCATCAACATCTCCATGACGTTGTGCGTTCATTGCATAATCTAAAACTAATCCGGACAATTTTCCGGGAAATAATCGTAACACTCGGCCGATGCCTTGGGTGTAGATGACAAGACTCTCGGTAGGGCGCAACCAGCAAACTGTGTCGAAATTAGGAACATCGACGCCCACAAGCAAGGTTGCAACATTGACCAAATATTTGATTGTTCCGTTGCGCGCCGCATCAAGAATTTTTTTTCTTTGTTCATGTGGTGTATCTCCTGTTATACATGCCGATTTTTCTTGCGGTAAAGCTTTTATACATTCTTCTGCGTGTTTAATTGTGCTAGCAAAAATAAACGCCCCATTACGGCCAGATTCAACGATATTAACAATTTCATAAATAATTTTCTCTGTTAACCTGGATTGTTTATCAATTATTTTTTGTAATTCATCATGTTTAAATTTACCTTTTTTATCGACACGTAATGAACTCATGTCGAAACTATCAACATCTTTATGCCCAAAAATAGCCGGAACTAAAAAACCACGCTCAATCAACCAATGAGTTTTTATATTACAAACTTCTTCTTTAAAAAATTGTTTAGGCCCTACTATTGCTTCGCCTTTAAACCTAAAAGGGGTGCCAGTTAAACCTAAAATCCTGTATGAATATTCAAATTGTTGAGCCATAAATCCATAATGATTGAATATTCGCCTGAACATGGTTTTTTCATCCATTGAAACATTATGGCATTCATCGACAATAATAAGATTAAATCTTTGCTCACTGATTGGATTTTTGTTTTTAATTCCAATTTCAATTGAATGCGGGCTGGCAAATATTACATTTGCAGAATGATTTTTTGATTTTAAACCCGAACAATATATCCCTGGATTCCCGCCCTGTATTTTGTATGTATCATAATTTTGTTGTATTAATGTGCTGTTTAACGTCAAACATAAAGCTCGATAATTTTTATGTTCTAACCACAACAATATTTCTGCAATAATCACCGATTTACCCGCCCCAACACTAAGAGTCGCTAGCAATGGGTGAGTATTGTTTTTAAGAGAATATTTTATTCTATTAACTACGTCTTGTTGGTAATCCCTTAATATTTTTCGCATATATCCCTGTCAATTATGTCCACGCAACCTAAATTTGAAAAAAATTCAGTTAAAACTTCGGTTTCTTCTTGACTGCGCAACAAAGTTTTTTCGCTGCTTTTTTTCATATATTGAGATTTTCTTTTAATTCCAGATTCGTTTAAAGCTTTTCTGTTGTAATTCACGCCAGTATTGCCATGTTTTTTAAAACGCACATAATGTTTAGCGCAATATCCTTTACATACAGCCGGTGAATTGCAATCACTTACATCACAAACGTTTTTGGTTTTTACTGGTTTTTCGGTTTTTGCGGGTTGTGCTAATCTTGCTTTTGGAGCAGAAACAAACGTCTTGTAATGTCGCTTGCAATATCCTTTGCATTTAATCGGCAAATCGCAATCTTGTGCGTTGCAAATTTTAATTTTTTTTGCTGGTTTTGCTAACCTTTTTTTTACAGAAAAAACAAAAGTTTTGTAATGTCGTTTGCAATATCCTTTGCATTTGGCTGGTATGTTGCAATCTTGTGCGGTGCATATTTTAATTTCTTTAGGAGGTTTTGGGGGTTTTAGATTTCTGTTAAATTTTTGATAATGTTTGCTGCACAAGTTTAAAGACAGGACTTTAAAATTACACCCGGCTTCAGCGCATTCTTTTGCCATTTTTACCTCCCTGAGTTTAGCGCAAGACATGTACTTTCACATCTTGCGCGCAAGTGAATTAAAACATGATGTCGTCGTCTAAATTTGCTGTTGCCACAGCATTACGGCTAAAAGCAGATTCAATGGCGGCAGTCGGTTGTTTAATTTGTTTTTCTACGACCAACTTAACCCCGCTTTCACATACAAAACCTTGTGCTGGGTGAACTTCTGAAACAAAGTTACCGTCCATCATAGTGCCGTCTTCGCGTTCCATGTGCCATTCGCGTATCTTGATACCCAGGATTTTATTGATGCACGGCATTAAATCACGCTCGCCTGGTTCGTCTTGATGATGTAATTTGCATTGACACAAATTCAATACAAGCATCATCATATTTAACGCTCGGTCAATCGCTTCCGGTTTGCCGTCGAACGCTTTAATTTTTTGTGTTACTTCTCGATTCTTAAACTCGCCCTCAGTCAATTTCCAGGTAATTTGATAATATTTTTCTTCTTGTCCGGTGTAAGTATTTAATTTAGTAATCAAATCAAAAGATTTAATAGACGATTTTGCGGTTGTGCCGTCAGGAATTAAAATAAAATCAGGCGCAAAAGCATCTTCTGATTTACCGGTTATCGTTTTTCCTGTTTTTGATGTAAAAAAACTCATTGTAATGTCCTTGTGTTGTTGGGTAAAATTTCATCAATAATAAAAGTCGGGGATAGGCTGCCGCTTTCAATCAAACTAAATAACCTGTGAATGAAAACCGACGCTATTGAATAATCAATACAGCCCGGATAATCCAGCGCCTCTTCCATTGCAGTCATGTAGGTTTTGATAGATGCTAACTTTTCTTTCACGAATAATACTCCCGATTTATTCTTCGTCATTAAAGTAATTTTGCATTTTATCTTTTACAAATTGTAAATCATTGTCGATATACATATCGTCAAATAACCCCATAGGACTTTTAGCCGCGTACATACCATCAAATTGCGTTAAAAATTTAAATTCGCCACTAATGACGCGCGAATGTAAGACGGTAAGAACACGCCCCTCAATCGATACTTTGTTTGGGACGATTTTCCCGACTGTTTGTGCTCTAATTATTCCTTCATGATCTATTTCAGTATGTGACATAATAAAACAAAACAAATCTTCTCTAAGTTTTTTTAACTCTTCAACCACGTCAAAAGTATGAATCCCCATTTCAATAAATTTAGTGAATCCATTCTCTCGCGCACGCCGCATGTATTCATTGCTCAAAACAAAATTGAAATCGTCAATCACAATAGTTTTTATATCAAGACGGCGCTCATTTATAGCACGAATATATGCTATAATTTGGCCGTAATCATCCGTAGCATAATAGTTTTTATTTTCAGCATTGTATTGTTTTTTGTAACCACGAAAAGGCAAAGGCTTATCCAGGACATTTAAAATAAATGTTTCTTTATGATTTAAAGTGCGCATCGAAGTGGTTTTTCCTGAGCCACTTGTTCCTAAGATCAAAATTATATTACTCAATTTTTATCTCCTTTTACCCGAAACCAAGACCGGTTTTTTGCATTGCTCATGCTAAATTACTCCCAATCCTGATGTGTAACTTTTTATCTTTACGTTTAATCATGTAATGCAAAGCTTCCAACAAATCTTTGTCCAAAGATTTTTCTAAAGATTTCATCATTTTTTTATCAATGTCATAAGCGGTTCTTATTCGAATAGGATTGTAAACATCGGGTATTAACTCAACCATTTCAGCGTATTTTTCTTTGTCGACAACATAATTAAAGCCGGTCGTAACCGTAACAGAAAATTTACCAACGCCGTAAGTCCTGGCACCATCAGCGGAATGCAATAATAGTTTGTACATCTTTTTTTCTAACTCTTCTTTAATCCTCAGCAATTCTGCTACCTGAAAATTAACATTATTCAGCGTAGACGCCAAATCTTCAATTTCATGAGTTGTTGTATCAATTTCTGGAAAATCTTTATCAATCATAATATTCACCTTTTTAATTTTTAAATTGCGTCAGGGATAACGCCAGAGTATTATACCCCTAAATGATTATTGATGTAAACAGTTTAATTATAAAACAGGGGGCACTATGACTTTAGATGAAGTTTATAAACATTTCGGCAGTTGGTACCGGGTAGCTAAATCGGGTTTTTCAGACGGGACGTCGGCGTACTGGCGAAAAATCGGATACATCCCAATTTACTCGCAGCTAAAGATAGAGCGAATTACGGGCAAAGTATTAAGAGCTAGCTTGGAGGATTGTGAGAAGAAAATAGGTTAGTATGAACAATTGCCCCGGAAACACCGGGGCTGTTCATGATGTTTGGTAATCCATTACCAATCTACAATTGAATTTTAAATGGTTGTCTCGACTCGCCCATTTAAGTTTTTTTGTGGTAAGGAAAGTATTTATCAGGCAAATATTTACAAGGCATCCACCGATATCCGCTAAACCAAACCAATGCTTACAGAGCATTGGTATAATAGCGGATGCCTTGTTTTAATGCAACAAGGAGTAGCAAATGAGTAACGACACAAATAATTTAAATCACGAGATACTGGCTTTATTTTCAGGACACGACTCAATTTTAACTATTCCAAAGCTATATATAAAAATTACAAATAATTATGAAAAAGCAGCCATTTTAAATCAAATCGTATTTTATTCTAATAAATCCAAATTAACTGATGGCTGGTTTTATAAATCCTATGAAAAATGGCGGGATGAAATAATGATTCCCGAACGCACTATGCGAAGACTTCTTGATCAAATGCAAGAATATGGATTAATTTTTACTAAAACAAACAAAGTTCACGGCAAACGCGTTTTAATGTGTAAACCTAATATTTGTAAAATAATTGAACTAATAAAAGAAACTTTATCCCAAACGGCCACTTTGTCCGGTGTGCAAGAATTACCCCAAACGGCCACAATGGCCGGTACAAATTTTGCCCCAACCGGCCACAATGGCCGTTTGCAACCGGCCACAATGGCCGTTTCTATATATACAGATGATTACTCTCAGATGAATTTAAAAGATATCCCCGATTTTGCAAATCGGGGGA